CCATTCTTACAATATCGAAATCGTAATCGCATACAAATCTCATATTGTGATCCGTTAGAAAACTCCTTCTGCTTTCGTGTTCTAATTGTGCGTGAAATGTTTGACTCATCTCATCTCCTTTCTTTGTTGGTTATATCTTTTGACTGCACTCTTATACCAATCAACTTCTTCTTTGTAGTATTTGAGTAGTGATTCTTTTATTTGTTGTTGCTCCATACTTTTTACTGGAACAAGTAACGACTGTTCAACTACCCACAACAATTCTTTGGATCGTTGTAACTGGTATTTGTTTTCTCTATGCTCATCATCAGAGATTACAGATTCAAATTTACTTAACAGTTTTGTTAACATCTTTACCTCCATAGTTAACTAATTATAAAATAAACATTGCATAAATGCAATCAGTTTTGATCACAAATATACTGCATCAATTCGCTGGATTGCTGGGTGCATTGGATTACAATGAGGGGTGGGAGTCGTGGGTGCCATTTATTTACGACCTGGGCGACCGAAGGTAAGCCCAGAAATATAATACTAACAAACTACAGTCTGCGTTTAGCAGACACTACTAACAAAAAAATTGCGAAGCAATTTTTTTTTTTTTTTTACGCAATAAAAAAGCCCAACTAAATTAATAGCTGGGCTTATTGGGAGTATTATTTTATTACTTATTCTTTTTTAGTAATGCTTTCGCCTTCTTTACTTGTTCTTCTGTTGGCTTACTTTTATTTTGTCCAGCAATACGAGCCTTCATATTAGCTAACATTTTCTCCATTGCTTGTTCAGTTATAGGTGTTCCGTTTATAACTGTGTAAACTTCATCATTCCACCAATTAAACAAGTCAGACCAAACTGCATAGCTCTTTTGTGCTACATCAACAATATTACAAAACCTATCTATATTCGGATTATTTTCATCATCTATAATATTATGCAGTTGTTCCTCCATTCTATCTAAATAATTTTTAGAACCTTGCATACGATTATAAAAGGTTATAGTCATATCACTTAACATTTGGCTTGATACTCCAATAACTTCCTCGCCTTCCTTTATGTATTTATCAACCTCAATCAAATCTTTTAAGCTATCAATTGAATAAGTAATATATTTTTTATTTGTTTTAGTCATAATAATTTTTCCTTTCTAATATTTATTATTATTTATTTTAAAAAACCGAAGGTCGTCTCTCGTACCTTCGGACAAAAATTCCTTAAGATAAAATTTAGGTTATTTCAAATCAAAGACAAAGGGGGTGACCATTCAGGTTTTGTATCGCACCAGCTGAGCCATTTATGTAAGATAAAGAAAGGGAGTAACGGAATAGGATATGGCGAAACCTGGTCGTAATCAAAAGCTAGGATGGGGGAATCTATGTGTCTTTCCTTGCTGGGGCAAGGTCGATTTGAAATGTTCTAAATTTTATATTATTAAATACTACTTCCTACCCATTGCTCCGAAGCATTATCCTCAATTATGCTTTAATTGAGCCCAGCGGAGCGGAGACAGAAAGAACAAGAAACAATAGCATGAGTTATAGAATAAATACCGAATCAGCGACTACGGATTGAAGCCGTATGGTCAAGACCGCAAGGGCTTGATTCACGAAAGCCCAGTCGCAACCCCAATGAATCTGCGGTGTCAAATTATATGTATTGACACAACATATAGATAGCATACTATAGAACAAAATGAAGCAAAACAAAACACAACTCACAACAAGACAGCAGGCATTTATTGATAACTTGTTAACAAATGGTGGTACTGCAACACAATGTGCAATCAAAGCAGGATATAGTGAGAAATCAGCTAAGGTCGAAGCAAGCAGGTTACTCAAGCAGGACAAGGTTTTGAAGGTACTTCAAGAGCAGGCAATGAAGTCACTAGGATATAGAAGTATATCAGCTCTGGAAACTGTATCTAAGCTCTCACAAAATGCTAACTCAGAGTATGTAAGACTGGAAGCTAGTAAAGATATACTCGACAGAGCAGGAATAAAAAGCCAAGACGACTCTCATCAGAGTCTTGGCTCAGCGATACAAGTCAACATAGACCTCAGCTAATAATCTATGCACATCTGCTGTGCTAGTGTAGTGCAATATGTTATGGGGTGGTTGAAAAGTAAGAAGTGGGATCGAGCAACATCACTAGCTCAAGTATTTTTCCTTTACAAAAGTCCTTCAATGTTTTATGTATGGTTTATAACCAAAGGAGTTACTTATGTACGGAAAGAAAATGAAGAAGAAAACTAATGGTGCTTTGAAAGGGAAACAAAAGAACTTACCTACTGCCTTAAAGAATAAAATCATAAAAGCAAAGAAAAAAAAGAAAGCCAAAGGATCTATGTATGGCTAAGCTTTGTGCTAAAGGTAAAGCCGCCGCTAAACGAAAGTTTAAAGTTTATCCAAGTGCTTATGCTAATATGTATGCTTCTGGTGTGTGTTCAGGTAGAATAAAACCAAAGTCTGCTAAGAAGAAAACCAAAAGGAAACGCAAATGAATGTAACTCCTGAGTTAATAGAAACAGTACACAACATATCTTGGTTTGATGGTATCTGTTATATTCTATTAGGTTTGGGAGCATACGCAATGTACAGATGGATTAGAAGAATATGAGCCTTCGTAAATGGATAGATGAAAAGTGGGTAGATATTGGTGCCCCTAAGAAGAAAGGTAAGTATCAACCTTGTGGTCGTAGCAAAGGATCGAAACGAAAATATCCAAAGTGTGTACCACTAGCTAAAGCAAAGAAGATGACTGCATCCCAAAAAAAATCTGCTGTTACCAGAAAGCGAGCAGTAAAACAAGGGGTGCGTGGTAAACCAACAAATGTAGCAACTTTTAAAAGGAGAAAGAAAAATGGGAAAAGGAGTTAAGCATTATTTTAGAGATGGCACAGTACACAAAGGTGCTATGCACAAAATGCCTAATGGTAAATTACATTCTGGTAAAACACATACCAAATCAAGTAAACCATTATTTCATATGAAAGACTTATCTATGACAGCAAAGAAGAAAGCAAAAGCCAATGCCTAAGACACCAGCATGGCAACGCAAAGAAGGTAAGAATCCAAAAGGAGGACTTAACGCAAAAGGTCGTGCCAGTTATAACAAAGGTCGAACCAAGACTGGTAAGAAGCGAAACCTAAAAGCACCATCAAAAAAAGTAGGAAATAAAAGGAGAGCAAGTTTTTGTGCAAGGATGAAAGGTATGAAGAAAAAATTAACTGGTGCAAAAAAACGCAACGATCCTAATTCAAGAATCAACAAATCATTAAGAGCATGGAACTGTTAATATGTTTATTAGAACACTATCATTTAAAGATTTATTACGACTCAGAAAAATAGTACGCAACACACATTTAAAATTTTACCCACAAGCAGACTTGTCCGATAAAGAGGTAGATAAATTTATCAATACTCTCGGTCCAGAGGTTGCAGGGAAAATGATCAAGTACGCAATCGACAACAATCAAGTATGAATTTTAGATACAAGCCAGATGGCGAAGTGCTTAAAGCATTTATGAAAGATAATAGTTTCTTTCGTGGTATTCGTGGACCAGTTGGTTCTGGTAAATCTGTAGCTTGTTGTATAGAAATATTTCGCAGAGCATTAGCACAAAAAAAATCTCCTGATGGTATACGAAGAAGTCGTGTTGCTGTTGTGCGAAATACCAATCCACAATTACGAACAACAACAATGAAGACCTGGTTAGATTGGTTTCCTGAAAAAGAATTTGGTAAGATGAATTGGTCGCCACCATACACACATAGAATCAAAATAGCAGACTTAGATTTGGAAGTAATCTTTTTAGCTTTGGATAGACCAGAGGATGTAAAAAAACTATTGTCTTTAGAACTTACCTTTTTATTTTTTAATGAAGCAAGAGAGATTGCAAAACCAATTATAGATGCTGGTACAATGCGTGTTGGTCGTTACCCTTCTATGAAAGATGGTGGACCAACTTGGTATGGTGTAATCGCAGATACTAACGCACCTGATGAAGATCATTGGTGGTCTGTTATGAGTGGAGAAGTACCACCGCCTGACCATTTGTCAAGAGAAGAAGTTATGATGTTAGTAAAACCTGACAACTGGAAATTTTTTATACAACCACAAGGTATGTTAGAAATTAAAAATACAAACAAAGAAGTAGAAAATTACAAAATAAATGACAAAGCAGAGAACATAAAAAATGTTCGAAGTGATTACTATACTTCTATTATTCGAGGAAAAACAAAAAGCTGGATTGATGTGTATGTAATGAATCGACTTGGTAGTATCGAAGATGGCAAACCAGTTTATAAAGATTTTTCACAAGAAGTTCATGTAGCAGATGAACCTATACCACCAGCACAGACACCGTACTATGTAGGTATAGACTTTGGTCTTACACCAGCTTGTGTATTTGCACAGCAGGTAAGAGGTCGTTGGTTAATCTTAGATGAGATAGTAGCAAGAGATATGGGTATGGTAAAGTTTGCAGAGATACTACGACAAACAATTACTACAAAATATAATAAAATTCCTATAGCAAAAATTATTGGCGATCCTGCAGGAGACTATAGGGCACAGACAGATGAGTCTACACCATTTCAAATATTACGAGGAGCAGGTATCAAAGCATACCCAGCACCATCTAATGATGTAAGCTTACGATTAGAAGCAGTAAACAATCCATTAAACAGAATGGTAGAAGGTAAGTCTGGTATATTAATTGATAAATCTTGCAAACATCTTATTAAAGGATTTGCTGGTGGTTACCAATACAAACGATTGCAAGTATCAGGAGAACGATACACAGATAAACCAGACAAAAATGATTACTCTCATGTTCATGATGCACTACAATATTTGTTGTTAGGAGCAGGAGAAGGTACAAAAATAACTGGTCAAAAAAATGACGCAAAAGTAGTACAAGCAAAAACTCACTTTGATGTCTTTACAAGAGAGCCAAAAAAGACTATAAGGAAGAAGTGGAATATATTTGATATTCGATCAAGGTTATAAGGAGCATTATGTGTATAGGTAGAATATTCTCTGGTATTTTTGGTGGCTCACCTAAAAGAGTTTATATACCACCGCCACCAGCACCGAATCCTGCTATAGCAGAAAAAGCAGCGGAAAGTAGAAGGCAAGGATTAGATGAACAAGAGAAAGCAAGTAGAGCAAGAAAGCAACAATTACAAGCTGGACTAGGTAGAAGAAGTTTACTATCTAGTACAAGTGGTGGATATCTTACAAACACAACTAGAAATACTAGATTATAATTATGATAGCATTAGTACCAGAACCAATACTTAAAGAAATGAATGACCTAGAAAATATGTTGGCTAGGTACAAAAGAGCAGAAAGTATAAAAGAATTATGGCGACCAACCTTTGAAGAATGTTATGAATACTCAATGCCAGCAAGAGAAAGTTTTTATCCAGTATCAGCAGGGCAAGCAAAAACAGATAAGATATTTGATGAGACAGCTGTTGTTGGTGTGCAAGAATTTGCATCACGATTACAAGCAGGTATCGTTCCAAACTTTGCAAGATGGGCGGAGTTAATATCTGGTAGTGAAATACCAATGGAAGAAAGAAAAGAAGTAAATGAATCTTTAGATTCAGTAACAAATTATATATTTGAAATGTTACAAAATAGTAATTTTGCACAAGAAGTACATGAATCATTTTTAGATCTAGCTGTAGGAACTGGAGCATTACTTATAGAAGAAGGAGATGCAGTAAGACCTATACGATTTTCTGCTATACCTTTATCTAGATTATGTTTAGATACTGGACCGAATGATGTTATAGATACTATCTACAGAACAAGAAAGATAAAAGCATCTAATATAAAACTTATCTATCCTAATGCTACATTACCACCTGAGATAGCAAGACAACTAGCAAATGGTAATGATGCGTTTTTACAAATCGTAGAATGTGTATCAAGAAATTATTCAACACCAAATGTAGAAAAATATGATTGCACAATATTTGGAACTAATCCTCAGCATATATATGATAAGAAAGTTTTTGAAGGAGAAGGTTCTAATCCATATGTTGTATTTCGTTGGAGTAAAGCGGCAGGTGAAGTATATGGTCGTGGTCCACTGCTTAATAGTTTACCAGCAGTAAAGACTTGTAATCTTGTAATAGAAATGATTTTAGAAAATGCACAGATGCAAATATCTGGTATGTAT